AACCGTTGTGTTTATTGGGCTTGAACTAAATGCAGGAAGGTTGTTTATGTAATTGGGCGTGTTACTCAGTCTCTTCACGCCAAAATTCGTCCGAATCTTCCGACGTACTATGTTCTCGTGGGCTAAAACTATACGGCCCCACTTCCTCAGCGAAAGAGAGAATCGAACACATGTACGATAAGAAATTCTGGGAATCCGCAGCCGAACGAGCAATCAAAACTTTTGCCCAAGTCTTCGTGGCATTTGTCGGCTCGGATGTCGTCGGAATCTATGATATCGACTTTTCCACAGGTTTTTCCACAGCCCTTGGGGCAGCTTTGCTATCGGTCCTAACTTCGGTGGCATCGGCCCGCATGGGTAAAAATCCGGGACCGTCCCTAACGGCTGAGTCCACGCACCCCGAAACGGTGATCCTCGAAGTTGAGGTCCCTGTGGAAAAGACCAAGCCCGTCGCCAAGAAGAAGCCGCCCGTCAAGAAAGCGGCAAGCCCCAAGAAGAAGTAATGAAGAAGCCGCCGCCCGAGCTCGAAGCTCACATTGCACGGGAGCTCGAACTTAAAGAAGATATTGACGAGTTGCTAGCTCGACTAGCGGCTCGCGATTACCGAACCAAGAGCGAGAAACGGTTCCTTTCTGACCAACTTCAACTGGTCCGGCAAGAACTCAACGAGCATCTGAGTAACCCGCCGCAACTCTGACCGGGGTAAAAATTTGAGCGATCTCGCCTTACCGGGTGAACCGGAAGAAGATGAACCGTCCGAACCCTTAGTTGAGGACGCTCTGGACCTGCGGCCCGACCTTTCGGAACTCGGCCTGCAAGAACACGAAAAAGGTATTGTAGAGGATACCTACGAGAACCGGCAAGCTTTACGGCAAGCCCAGATGAACTGGGACACGGTTTATGATCAACGGGGACGACCGACCGGGCTGATTGCGGCACGGACAAAGGAACAACTTAAGCAACGGCGTGTTCTTGCCATGCGTGAGAAAGCTCCGTTGCTAGTAGACCCGGACGATAAAAATTCAGAATACGTAACCGGCTTGGATTTACTCGTAGACGAAGCGGCGTGCAATATCACACCGCCGTGGGTTGTGAACGCAACCCGGGAGTTCATCAAAGAACAGAACAACGGTGGTCCTTCGAGCCCCCGGCGTGCTCCGAAAGCCCAACCGCATCGGTGTCGTATTATAAAGACTGACGGTATCCGTTGTCTACTTTGGTCATCGGGCCGGGTAAAAGATGACGGTCTATGCCGGGTCCACTTACGAACACAACGCAAACCCGGCGAGGATGTTGAGCGGGCCCGCAGGAAACTCATGCAAGCCGCACCGTATGCCGTCGATACTCTAGAACAACTTATGGAAACCGCTGAGTCTGAACCGGTCCGCCTCAAGGCCAGTTCGGAAATCCTTGACCGTGCCGGAGTTCGAGGCGGCATGGACATCGGCTTGGACATCGAAGTGACGGATGCCCGGACCCCAGCGCAAATTGTTCAGGAACGGCTCGCTCGTTTGGAAGAAGGAGCGAAACGGGTCCAAGAACTGATGAACGGCGAGCAATCCGAAATCATTGATGCCGAGGTCGTCGAACCCAACGGTACGAAATTTTTACCTAACGGTGACAACGGCGAGGATAATGATGAAGATGAAGACGGCCCGGTTATCCAAACGGATGGCTTTGACGACGAGGAAATGTAACGGTGGAAGAAATCCTGAAGATCGCCGGGGCCCATGCGGCCCGACTTGAAGAAGACATCAAGTTGTGCAGAACCCGTGACGAGCATCTCCGAGTAACGGCCCGGGCTAATGAAGCGTTCGAACTTCTCAACCGTTTGGTTGCTGCGAACAACTTGAACATCAACGGCGAGCAATCATAATCGCCAATCATAGAACTCTGCGTACAGGCTTATAGTTAAGTCTGGACGGCCCGGACGTAGTAACGGCGTGCGTTTCCGACGGTTCGTCAACGGCTCGCTTTACAATACGTAAAAGTTTGGTCGGATCGTTTACATCCGAGGGGTTTAGTCCCAGTAGGGCTTTTGACATCAAAACAACTTTCGCTACTTGATTTACTCGACGGCGGACTGTGACTCGACTCTGGGGTCCAACTTGCGAATAACTTCTGCGATGTCAAAGTTCCTGCGGGCCCGCTCTCTATTACCCGGCCCGCTTCTCTCCCGGGTAAAAATCCTTGACTTATATAACGGCACGCTTATATCGTCAACGGTGACGAAAGGACAGATAGTGCAAACATTTCTTCCGTACCCGGACTTCGAGGAGACGGCCCGGGTACTTGACTACAGACGGCTCGGTAAGCAACGGGTAGAGACTTGGCAGCTCATCCGTGCGCTCAACGGTGAGACGAAAGGCTGGGTGAATCATCCAGCGGCTCGCATGTGGGACGGGTACGAGTCCACGCTTGCGTACTACGGCATGGTCATCTGCGAAGAGTGGAGACGGCGTGGTTACAAGGACCAAATGCTCGAACGGCTCGCTTACGAGTGGGAACGGCTGGGTAAAAATCTTGTGATGCCGCCGTGGATGGGTAATTCCGAGTTCCACACGAGTCATCAATCGAATCTCGTGAGAAAGCTCCCGGAGCACTACTCGCCAATTTTTACTGGCGTACCTGACGATCTGGAATACGTCTGGCCAACGGTGTAGCTTTTTGCTGACGGTCGTGTATAATAGAGGCATGACCAAGCGACACGAACCCAAGCGCCAAGCGCCACGACAGCCGAGAGAGACCCTCTCGCTCTACTGTCGTGCGTCCACGTTCGCTGACAAGCGGACGAAGCGAGATCGTTCACGCTCCCAGCGTGAGCGCAACGCCATACGTCAGGCCATAAAAGAATCCTGACGCAGGATTTGCAATCCCAGCACGAGACTGGTATAATGAATCTCGTACACCAAACAAACGACGAAAGGACACCAATGAAAATCAACTGTCTCGATAGGGAGATCCTCGGAGCAGTTCTGGATATGAGGCCAGTGACTGTCTACACCAAGGATGGCGAGGTTCACGTTGGCGAGTTCCGCAACTACGCAACCAACTACGACACCTTCACCCTTGAGGATCGCGAGGGCGGACTCACCTACAAGGAGGAGATTCCGTTCGATAGCGTCCTCCGCATTCGGATCGACTGACGAGTTGCAAATCGTGCAGGATGCCGCTACAATCGAATCTGTTCAGGAAACGACGAAAGGACAACCAACAATGAAACTGGACCCCAAGGAATACTTCACCACCAACCCCACGGGGAACGTGGCACTCAAAGGAGGAGCGCCAGAGGAACTTCTGGACTATGTGCGAGAGGCGCATGGAGCCGCCTTTCCCAGCAACTGGGTATGGAGCAAGTGCGCCGAGATGTGGGATGCCTTGTGCGAAGGGCAGGAACTCCACGAGGCCATCGATTCAGCCGTGGACATCTACTACAAAGACCTCTTCGACTGGCTCGCTGACAATCCGGAGCGTCGTAGTTTCTGCGACGAAGCAGTCGATGCCGGAATCACTCCAAACGAGGCTGACCTCGTTCGGATCATCCAAGGTGGCCAGTACTACATGATCGAGCAGATCGCTAATACGATGGAGTTGGCCTACAGGGAGCTCGTTGAGTTCGCCTGAAGTTGCAAATGGCTCACGAAGCCTGTACAATAAACCATGTCATCAAGAAACGACGAAGGGAGAAACGATGACTGAATACCAAAAGGCAGACATTCGCTACGGCGTGATCTACGCAGCGGCTGGGTGCCTACCAGACCACGAAGGCTGGCTCGGTGTCTTCGACACGGTGGACGAGGCGGAGGCCTACATCGAGGAGTGCCGCCAGTCGGGAGAGTGGGACTCGGAAGCCGAGCACAACACCTACGATTTCGACATCATGGAAATCGTCCACTTGGAAGAAGTCTGACCAAACGATCTGGGCACATCGAAAAACTGCCCACCACACATCAAACGAAGAAACGACGAAAGGGTAAAAATGCCGAACTGGGTACACAACAGACTAAGCGTCTCTGGTGGTAGCGAGCATCTCCTGCGATTTGAGCAGCAAGCAGGGATGCCACACACCGAAACGTGGAAGGAAGGATCGGTGCTAGTCGATCAGGATCTCTCGTTCTGGAACTTCAAACGGCCCGAAGATACCGAGGCGTACTTTGGAGACAACGGAATCGGCTCGAACTGGTACAGATGGAACGTCGATAACTGGGGGACCAAGTGGGACGCTTGTAACGTGGAGAAGGTTCATCACGGCGTGACCTCGTTGGAATACACCTTCGATACGGCGTGGTCTCCTCCCCTTCCTGTTCTGCAGGCGATGGTGGAGCAGTTTCCTGATTTGACCTTCGAGATGCGATCCGTCGAAGAGCAGGGATGGGGCGTGGTCTACTGGGGCGAGAACGGCACGCTGGAGGAAATAGAAGGCTGGGACATCCCGGAGACTCATACCGAATGGGTAAAAAGTGACCAAGAGCATCGGTGCCCATGCCAATGGAGCAACTCGTGGTCAGATTGGTACGACGACTGCCCTCGGCGTGGAAATCCGCTAACGGTGGAAGAAGCAGACATTCTCGAAGACATAATCGAGTCGTTCTGAACAAGGAGGTAAAAATGAGCGACGGCACGGTAAGAACCCTTAGTTACTTCGCTAAG